AACGGATTGTAAGCACCGATACCCAAGTTCTCGAAAATCGAGAAACCGATCATACGGCTCTTGGGATCATCTGCACTCAGAACCGTGAGTTCTGTAACGACCGGAATACGACCGAAAAACTCACTCTCACCACAAACATATACCGTACCTTCGGTAACGATACGACTGATGATGATCTTAGCTCCCCACAGATACGCCTGTAGACCAGTCTTGAGCAACCGGGCTTGACTCTCAATGTCGAGAGTATCACGATCCCACTTGAGCAGATCTGCGTAGTCCTTGGCATTCATGAATACCGTAGCAACACGAATGTCACTACGCATGATAGATGCAAACGCATCCGCCAGAGCATTAGCAGTCAGGTTACCCGTGACCGCAATCGCTGGATTTGGATTCGTAGCATCTGCCGCTAAAGCATCAAGAATGGCAAAGCATTTGCGATCCTCTTCAGCCTGTACCTCAGATTTGCCCAGATCCACTGCTCTCTCAACAAGATCAAAGCGACGACGCTTGATCTCAGTAAGCGAGATTTCCGGATTGGAAGCAATTTCAAAAAGCGGAAACATAACACGTTTCGGCTTTGCGACTGCAACGATGTTTTCACCCTCTTCACCAACCACATAGGCAGTGATATTGGGATCTTTGTCGTATACAGGATTCGCACCATCGGGCAACTGCTCCACAAAGAAGGTCTTACGACCAACGGCAGCATAATCCCGGCGGCGACGGAGGGGCTGGATCATTGTTGATGCCATCCGTTGACGACCTGCTGGTGTCCGGATGTTCTGAGCGATCCACTCGTAACGAGTTCTTGCATCCACTGCACTCATATTGTTATTCTCCATTGTTAGGATACTCTTTCGAGTCAATCCTTGGTTAGAGCCACATGTCGAGGCCAATTGTCGGAGATGCTACGGTCGGAATTTTCGTGACCACAGCAATGACAGTTCCATCGGCAGAGACTTCGTTAGTCAAAAAACCACCAACACTACTGTACAGTCTTTCCCCGACTACATAAGTCAGATCCGCACTGTCAGCAGCATTGCGAGTTTCGTATACATCGACTTCGACCGAAGGATTACCCTTGATAACAGTTACCTTGCCAGAAGCGACAGAGGGACTATTTTCAAAAGCAGCACCAGCCGCATCGTTGACAAATAAGCCAACAGGTGTGGTTACAAACGTGCAGGGAACTGCCGTGTAATCATTGCCTGCGCTTATGCCAGCCACCGATCCGCCCAAAACCCCACGAGGAGTATTTGCAGACAGCGTGGTGTTAGTGTTAACACCATAGTTAGTTTTCGTAAAGCCAACCGATGCCAACGACTTCGTTGCATCATTTTGACCTCTAACGAGAATATGAAGAGCCATTTTCGCCTCCCTTTAGTTGAAGATGTCTGAGACATCTGGTGAATCGAGCAATGATCCCTTCCAAGGGTTCACCTCATTGTTAGAATGATCTGAAGCAACCTTGGTTTGACCACCAAGCTTCTTAATCCCATCCTTTTTCTTGGTCTTGGCTACCCGACCATCGCCTTGTTTAGACGATTCTGGTTTGCCATCATCATCTGATCCCATCCACATTCCAGCGACAGTTTCTTCGCCATCGTTGTCAATGTCAGAAGCCTCTGCACTTGCATCAAACTGAATTTCAGAAACTTCCGATTCAGAATCAAGTTCAAAAGTACTGTCAGAAGCTTCCTTATCGGAATCACTGTCATCGTCATTGTCATCGTCATTGTCATCGCTTGCTTCTTCTTTCTCGCTTGCTGCTTCTTTCTCGCTTGCTTCTTCTTTCTCGTCTGCTTCTTCTTTCTCATCAGTACTGTCAGAAGCTTCCTTATCGGAATCACTTTCCTCGTCCTCGTCCTCGTCCTCATCAGCCTTAACGAAAAGATGGTTTGTATCCGCAAGGCGATCTAGCCCAGCATTAATTCCATCCAAGCCAAGTGCCATGAAATCGCTAGCTTGATCTTCGATGATGTTATCGTCAACCTTATCGCCAAGTAGGCAAACAGCCAGCTTGATAGCCTTAGCAGCAGCTTGCTTCACCTTTGCAGTGGGTTGATCCTTCCAACTTGCTGTTGAAGGGACACCAAAACCCATCTCATCTCTCGTGTCTTCCTGCCACTCATGGCGAAGATCCTGTTGCTCGAAACTCTCCCAAGTGTCCGTATCGTACTGATCAGGACTCTTGAACTGACGGTCTGGTTGATTCATCGTACCGGGGTACTCCTCAACAGCCTCTTTTTTGCGCTTAGTAAGTCTTGTGCGTCCCATCACTTTCCCCTTTTGGATTTACGAATTTCAGAATCAATTCGATCACAAATCTGATCGAGACGATAAGCAACCTTTCTTTGACCATGCTTCTCTAAATGATTGGCAATAGCCTCAAGCTTATTCACAGCACCCTGATACTTACGAGCGTTGGCATCACGGATGTCTGTGGTCTGAACAGAAACGCCTGTCGATTCCAGCACATCATCCAGATAATCTTGAGAGATATCATCATCGATACCACCCTCAGTCTCATATTCGACAAGACCAGCCATGAATTCATCTTCACCAATGATGTCATCATCCATGAACTCATCATCAAGATCATCTTCATCCATGAACTCATCATCTTCGACAAGAACATCTTCAACAAGAGCATCATCCATGAACTCATCTTCAACAAG